TCCCATCGCGCAACTCCTGAATTTTTAATTTCGCGGGTGTAAGAAAAAGGCCAAGGGGACGGTCTAGCTACCAAAAACCCCAGACTTTTGACCCTCCCCCTACCCAAATGAGAATCAGCCTCGTTTCCGCTCGACTCTCGGTCAATTTGCACGATTTCTCGATGGATTGCCCCAACCGCCATCCTCTGATGCAGTCTTGCGGCTGTGGCACGAGTGACAGAGGGCCTGCCAGTTGCTGCGATCCCAGAACAGGACCATGTCGCCCTTGTGAGGCACGATGTGGTCAACCTCAGTGGCTGCTGCGACCTCACCGCATCGCTCATGCTCGGCGCAGAGCGGGTGCTTGACCAAGAACCCTTTGCTTGCCTGCTGCCACTTGTAGTTGTAGCCGCGCTGGGCGCTGGTTTCGCGCTGCTTCTCACGCCGCCTTGCCTCGGCGCTCTTGCCAATGTCCGCATGGTCATCGCAGTAGCGAGGGTTACGGGTCAGTGCATTACAGCCCTGGGCGTTGCATGGTTTCTTTGACCTCAAAGGCATAGCACCACCAAGTCCGAATTATTGAGCAGCGCGACTGAGCGCTTCATCAGCCCTATCAGCTGCCTTGGCCGCCGTGTCTGCCGCCTGGACTGCCGTGTTCGATGCCTCTTGCACCTTCACCGCCGCGTCCTGGGTCTTCTCGGCCAGCGTGGTCAGACGCAGGTCACGCTTGCCAAGGGCCGCGTCATAAGCGGCGCGCACCTCGGCAAGCTGCTTGGTCTGCTCGGTGCTGGCAGACCACACACCGGCCTGGTAGCCGAGGATGGATCCGCCGGCTACCAGCAGCAGCGCGATTACCCACACCTCGGCTCGCCTCCACCAGTGGCGGGCGATGAAGTTGATTGCGCATCTGTCCATCAGTTGACGCCTCCAAGCTTGGTTCGCAGGCGGGCGATCTCGTCGCTCTGCGAGGTAACCGTTGCCGTCAACTGAGCAACCTGACTTGAAAGGGCTTCGATCTTCCCCTCCATGCGCCCTACTGCCGCGGCAAGCTCATTGCGCTCTTTGGCAAACTGATCAGCCCGCGCCTCTGCAGCGTTCGCCCTGGCACGCTCAGTGTCTAATAGCTCGTTCAGCCTCCGAACGGTGCCGATGTCGGCGTTATCCATTGCCCGATCAGTAGCGTCCTTTGACAAGAACTTTCGAAGCCAGAGCAGCCCGCCCAGAGCAACGGTGGCACTACCGCCAAGCCAGGTAGCCGTGCCTGGGCCGAGGTCAGTAGGATCCATCCGATACTCCAGAAACGAAAAAGCCCCGCACAGTGGCGGGGCTCAGAATTTTTGGTCGTCTCTCATAACGCGCAAGATCGACATGATGGGGTTAATTTACGGCCAGTCGGCCAATGGGTCAAGCGGCATCTACAAAGATTTGTTCGCTATCGAATATTTCGGTGGCATGGATCACCGCCTGCTCTTCAAGCTTCTCCAGACGCTTGTGGATTCCGCCTCGCCAGTTGCGGCGTGTGCGTTCCGGCGAGCCGGCCAGGTCCCAGGTGTTCATGTCGTAGAACTCGGCAGGCAGCACGATCATGTCGGTGGAGCGCTTCCCAACCTGGACGCCCTTCAGCTTCGGGATCGCCCAGGCCGTCAGCGCCTTATAGATGAACAGTTGAGGTGCCGGTGACACCATGCGAGCCACCAGCCTGCCGATAGCACCGACCTTGTTCGCCTTGTGCGTGGAGTACTTGGCCACCAGCACATCCCACTGGGCCGGGTCGAGCTGACGGTGCAGCAACGCATAGAGGCAGCAGTCGTAATCGAACTTGTCGCGCACCGACAGAGTGCTGCCGGTGCCGCCCTGGCGCAGGTCGGCGTCGATCAGCTTCTGCCAGGACTGCTTGGTGCTGTTGTCGATGTTGTCGGCGGCCAGTACACGTACCAGGGTGCCCATCACGTCTTTATACATACCCATGGCTATTCCCCGGATTTGGCATTAGCGGCGCGGCGGCCAGCGCGGGCCAGAATCTTGTCCTGGCATGCGTGGATCGCCAGACAGAACTCTTGGCGCTCAAGTGGATGTTCGGCCGGTAGCCTCAAGTACTCATTCCAAACCCCAGCCAGGAGGCCGACCACAAATGCCTCACGATCAGTAACTTCGATTTTCATGGTCAATCCCCTTTGTAAGACGAGCCGCCTGGCCCGCGACGGTTCGGTGTCTGGTATTCATCGATGATGCAGCGAGCAGGGTTATTGCCGGCCAACTGGGGGCGCGCCTGACGAACCAGTAGGCCCAGCTGGATAACCAGGTCCTGCATGAGAAGAGGCTCAAGGGTTTCCGCGTGGACGAAACCAGAAGAGTGGCAGCCGATGCATTCGAGCTGATGAAACACACCCTGGATCAGGCCAGCACCACAGCAGGCGGGGCACTCGGTCATTGGGATCAGGCTACGCACAAAAGCGGGGCCACTGCTCTTTTTCATCATTTTTAAACCTCGCCTTTTATGGTTTCTGGATTTGGCTAGAGGCCGCGCCATTCAAGGGCTCGGCGTCATTGTGCGAATTTCCGTTTCTAGTCATGGTCGAGCGGTGAATGAGGTTGAAACCCTTCCCGTCTAACCAGTCGTGCCACTTGTTCAGCGCCTCGCGCTTGAGCAGTTCCGCCGAGGTATGGATGTAGGTCTGCACGTTGCGGGTCATGGTGTGGTTCACCAGCATCTCGCCGATCAGGAAGTCGACACCCAGGTCGGTCCAGCCAGTGCGGGCAACCTTGCGCAGGTCGTGACTGGTCCACTCGCCCTTACCCAGTCGGGTGAACACGGCACAGGCCTGGCTATCGCTCATCGGTCCACGGGTGCGAGCCGGGAACAGGTAGGTGCCCTTGTAGCCCTTGGACGACTGCCAGTCCCGATACCGCTCCAGCAAGGCACACACCTGGTGGGTAAGTGGGAGGTGATGCTCGCAACGGGTCTTGGTGTTCTCGGTGGGGATGAACCACTCGCCCTGCTCACCCAGGGTCAGGTGGGACCACTGGGCTTGTCGAGTCTCGCCGGCGCGGGTGCCGTGGCACAGCATCATCAGGGCCAGCATGCAGTCCTGGGGGTGCTGGTCGAACGCGGCGGCCAGTTGCCCGATCACTTCCTCGAGCTGGACGGCGCGTAGGCGCGATGGCTTTGGCTGAATGCGGGCCTTGGTGAAGTCGGTGAACTTGAACCCGGCGATGGGGTTGGTGGTGATCAGGCGCAGCTTATCGGCCTGGCGGAAGGCGACTACCAGCACGCCCCACATCAATCGCACGTAGGACAGCGACATTTCGGCCTGCATTGGCCACATGACCAGCTTGTCGAGCGTCGAACGGTCAACATCCTCCACCACCAGGGTGCCAAGCCGTGGCTTCAGGTGGCACGAAATGATCGAGGTATTGGTAGAACGGCGCTTGGCTGACAGACTCCGGTCCACGGCCTGGCGGGCGGCGAACCAGTCGAGCAGTTCGCCAACCGTGTGCAGCGTGCCGGCGGCGGCGGACGCCTTGGGATCGGCGGCCAAACGCTCGCGAATCTTGGGCAACGCGCTGACCAGACCCTTCACGGGCAGCTGAGGAAACGCGGCGATCTTGTCCCACTTTTTCCCCGTCACCAGGTACCAGGTGCCGCGCTCGCGGTTCTGATGGAAGCGAAAATACACGCCAGGGTACCGAGCATCACGCAGGTCGCGGATATGGCCGTTGCTGGCCTGCCGGCGGATCTCCGCATCGGTAAAGGAAGTGAGCATTGTCTGGGTCATGCCGCAGCCCTGGTTTGTGGTTGAAGTAGATAGGCCCGGATCGCCTCAATGGCGTCGAAGTGCCCACGGCAAACGATGGCCAGGTAACCCTGATCGGTCAGCGCCTGGAGGTAAGAGTCCTGGGCCGGGGAAACGGCGGCGTCATGAGGTGCTGTGGCCTTGAATTCGATGTACAGGCCGAAGTACCCGCCGCGGGCCATCGGCAGCACCAGGTCGGGAACACCGGCCTTCACGCCCTGCTCTTTCAGTTTGATCGCCACCAGCTTGTGGCGGTGCCCACCGTTCGGGACGTGAAAAATCAGCTTGGCGGCGACTGGATAACGCAGCGCGACTTCCTTGAGCAGCGCGGCCTGCTCCAGGCCCTCGCGGTCGATGGACCTGGCGCGCACTGGCTTCGCAATGAATGGCTTCAAAGTTTTACCTTCCCTTCACTGATCAGGATGTCTTGGGTGCGCATGACGCCTTCAGCGAGGAACAGGCGGACCTCGTATTTGGTCAACTCCCCGGGCGCACGCAGGCGTCCATCGGCAATGTCGTGGCAGTAGCCACAGGCCCAGGCCGCCTGGAAGTCGTTGGGTTTCATGCCCATGCCGCAGGTACCGGCCAGGCGGTAGTGCGCCAGGACTGTGGTGGACGGCTCGCAAGAACAGCCAGGGAACCGAACCTGGCAGTCACGATCACGCGCGGCCTTGGTGAG